CTTCCATATTTCAGGATCTGGCTGGAAAGCTGCGTGGTAGAACATCTCGGACAGCGGTCGCGTCTGCCCGGTTTCCTCATCGGTCCTGCTGACGCCCGTGAGGTTGCCAGGGGTGGCAATTTTGTTCTGCAGCGCGTTCCCGTCGATGAAGTCCGCGTCGAAGATACCCATGCCGAAAGCGATCCGGTCTGCGTAGGCCTCAATCTTGTTGACCATCTTCGTGACGCGCTCTTGCACATCCATCACGACTTTGCCAGCAGCGAACGGGTAGGCGCCAAGGCCTTTGATCGTCCCGCACCATGTCCAGTGATCCCCTTTGGACTCGTTCACGGCGTCGAGGAAGGTTTCCTGACCACACAGGACTAACTTGCAACCCTTGGGGTAACGCTTTTGCAGTTCCTGCGCCAGCGTCTCATCGTCGAGTTCGTTGAACGCATCAGGATCAATCCAGCACCGCGAGTAGGAGACAATTCCCTCTGTCGTGATGGCGCGTGTGTTAGAACCTGGTGTCGTTTGCTGGGCCCGGCCGTACTTGGCCTGGTCGCCGTCTGTGCTGGTGTCAGTTCCCACCACGGCTGAGATTTTGGCGTACATCGCCGGGTAAGCTGCCCGAACCTTAGCCGCGGAGAGCTCGATGGTGTAGTCCAGAATCTCCGTGTCTGCGATAGGATCATCCATCGCGTCTGGATTCACATCGACCATCAGACCGTTGCAGATGGTGAAGGCCGTCATGCCGTTGGCTGTTTCAATCTCCCCTACTTGGACAGGAAGATCGGCCATCTCTCCCTCGTACCAATCCTTCTGTCCCAGTCCGGCGCCACACTGAGGGCAAGCCTGAGAACCAGAAAACGGCGAGTGTCCTGTGTCGGGGGAGAACTTTCCGCAGTTGGAGCAGAGGTAACCGTCAGGCGTCACCTTGACTGGTTTCGTCTCATACTGCGGCGTCAGGGACGTGCCAGCCTTCTTCTTGTCGATGGTGTAGCGCGTGTATCGGAAGAACGATCCGCAGGTCCAGAGATAGAGCAGCTTCAACTGATGCAGCGACTGAATCTTGTTCTTCCGCTCGTTGAACGCCTGGATGGTGGAGGCTTTGTCGGCAATCTCCAGATCCTGCTCGTCCTGCGCGTCGGCCGGCTGATAGCGAACCTTACCCAGATCGACCATTAGGGCCGCAATGAAGATCATCAGGAACGTCTGGTAGATGTTGTCGTTGTGAGAGTAGAGTTCTGGGTCCTGGCCCTGCCCCAAGAAACCAGCCATCAGGGAGTTAATCGTATCGAGTCCTGCCGATTGGTCGTTCAGCAGGGCGAACGTGCTGCCCCGGACTGCTTCAAACGCTCGTGTGGCCTCTGAGACGAACTTCATGCGCTTGGGCAGGTAGCGCATCTTGAACGTCCTGCGCAGTTCGATGAGTACCATTTGGCACCGCGAGTCGAGTTGCGCTTTGGCAGCGATCTGCTCGCCGGTCAGTTCCTGGGGGGCGTCGGAGGTCGGGTCCTGACTCTGCGCAGGACTCGCGCCTGATCCCTGGGCCTCGAACTGCTGGAGGGCGCTCTGTGGGGCTGCTGCCGTGGCCATTCGCTTACATCCTCTCTGCTGCTGCTATCGCCTCTAAGACGCGGGCCGGAACTTCTCTGGCTGGAGCGTGAGTTTCGAGTACTCCCACATTCGGAATTTTAGGAGTCCTGATTTCCTGCTCTTTGGCTGCCTGAATCTGCCGGCGCACCCGTGTGGTCCAGTCAGCCAGCTCGATCGGTGCCAGCATCCTGCCAAACTCTTGAGCCGCCAACTGCGCCATCAGGTACGGATTGTTGGCGTCAACGTTCGCCCAATCGACTTCCGGCGCGTCCTTGCGCGAATCAGGACTCAGAGACTCCTTTTTCCTGTGTCGCACCACTGCCGGTTGGACCATGGTGAAGTTCTCGGGCAGTTGGACGGTCACTGCAACTGGTTCTGCCAAACGTTCGGCCAGGACGGCGTTCTGCGCCTCAAGAGAGAGGATCAGTGCATCCTTGGCCGCGAGGACTTCCTGATGGTGTTCGCGGCTGATCCAGGGCAGTCTCACTCTACGGCCACTCCGAGACTCGAACCTTCGTCGTCGCGCCGAGAGACTCAACCTGACAATAGGTTGTCGCAGGAGCCGCGAAGGTCGCGCCGTTGTAGTTGGCAGGACTCCCAACCAAAGGACCGCGCCCGATATGCTCTTTACTGCCGATGGTGATGGGCTGCTGTGCGGGAGGGTAAGTAGAGACGCTGCCGTTCGGCCAGGTCACTACGAGTCCTGCCGCAGCCCCGGCGCCGTCTTCGGCAATCTCCACGTAGCTGGCGAATATGGCCGCCTTGATCGCCACGTTGGCGCCGCTGGTCACATTGCTGATGAGGGGTTGAACGATCGGTCCGTAGGCCATGACGTTATCGACCCCCTGAGAACATGCTGCCGGTCGATGCTGGGGCAGGCATATCGTCTGCGTCGTTGTCGGACTGGCCGGAGAACATCGAGGACTTGGGAGCCATCGCCGGTTCAGCAGGTTGCGGCGCAGGACCCTGCATCGCCTGCTGGGCCATCTGCTGCATCTCAGGGCCCGCTTTGCCGCTCATGGCGTGCTGCACCATCTTGTGAACGTGCTCTGGGTGCATCTTGGCCACGGCCGCTTTGTGATCCATCATGGGAGGGTCGGATTTCCCGTCCCCCAACTTCGCGCGCGCCTTTGCCTTGATGGAGTCCTCTTCGCTAGACGAGATGTTTCCAGCATGCTCAGAACGCGTTGCGCCCGAGATCGCAAGGCGTGCGTGAGATTTATCGCCGATCGGGAAAGAGGTTCCTGGTCCTGCGAAGTCTTTCTTCGGCATCTTGTCGCGGGCTGCCTGGTCTAACACTGCCATCGGGTCTTCCTCCAACACGGGAAAGAGTACCACGCAAAGGAAAAGGTCAGCCCAAAGGCCGACCTTGACCCTGCTCAATCGCGGTAGGAAGTACCCCCACTCCTTTCCTCTTCAATTTCGATGATGAGTCCCACTATACTACCGGTTCAGCTTTGGTGCGAAATATGCACAGTTGACATATTCCACACAATCGCGCATAGTGACGGATATGAGAAAACCACTCACGCGATCTATGGCTCTCGCTGGGCAGACCGAAACGATCACGGCGATGGACTTCCGCAGGACTCCAGGTGATGTCCTTTTGCAGACCCAGCTAGGGAAGACCTTCACGATCACAAAGAATGGGACTGTTGTTGCGGTCCTGTCTCCCCCTGAGCCGACTGCTCTTGAGTTGGGCGCCGCGGTGAGACGCAGAGGGTTGGCAGGCAAGTAACGGCGCAGATACGGACGACGGCGGGAGGAGTGGGATGGCGAACATGAGTCATTGCAGGTTTACGAACACGGCGGACGATCTGCTTGATTGTTACGAGCATTGGGACGAGGAATCCAGCGACCGCGAAGAAGCAGCCAAGGCTCGAATCCTGCGATTAGCCCGAAAGATTGTAGACGACTACGAAGAAGAATAACCACGGAGGCACATCATGGCAAGCACGGTCGAACGAAAATGTAAGAATCGCTCGTGCGGGGTCGCATTCATAGCCCGAACTGCGGACGTGAAACGAGGTTGGGCGAAGTTCTGCTCCAAGTCCTGCAAGGCTACCGATCAGGAGCGCAGAACGCATCAATACGCTACCTATGCACAACGTCGGTCCACGAGTGACGGCGATGATCTCATGGGTCATATATTTGAGAGCGGATATTTCGGTCACGGACAAGAGTAGCCCCCACGCGGGGACACGGAGGCACATCATGGCAGAGCAGGACATTGAGCAGGCGGCGAAGGCGGCATACAAAGTTATATTTCCCAACCATACATGGGAGCACTCCCCATCCACGCGGGAGCACTGGCTGAAAATTGCCCGCGCGATGCAGCCCCACCTGGCGCGTGAGAGCGGCGAGGTTCCGGCGGAATGGTTGGAGCTTGCGTCTGAATGCAGATTGCATCTGTACTCGAAGCAAGATATTGAACGTGTTCGGAGCCTAGCCACGGAATTATTGACGCAGCATGATCTCCGTCCCGCGCCCGTCGCCAGCGATGCGCACGACTACCTCTCCACGGCTTGCTATCACGGGAACCACGGGCAGTGCCGGAAGACGTGCAAATTTTGCTCCACTGTGTGCAAATGTTCATGTCACATCAGCGAGGATGCCACCAAGGCGCGTGAGAGCGGCGCGCAGGATCAGACTGAATGGAGTATTACACCGGATGCGGAAGATGCGGCCTTCATCGTCGAAGCCGTCAATGCACATGACTCCCTGCTAGCCGAACTCGCCACGCTCAAGATCCAGCTTGCGGACCCCGCTGCCGTACACGCCAACATCCTACGCGGCACCATCGCGCTTACGAAGGCGGCAGCGATCCACATCGCGGGACTGCCAGCGGATATTGAGCAGCAACTTGCGGATGCGAATGCCCAGGTAGCCACGCTGGCCCAGCAACTCACCGACGAGATTGCCAAAGGACTCGCTAACGAGCGGCAGATACGCACCGACGCGCAGGGGAAGATTGAGGCGCTGCGGAGAGTGCTCACAACGCCTCTAATGGAGGTAGAAGGGAAGGCAGTGTGGGAATTATTCAGGGCGAATCTCTGCAAAGGTGGACCGTTGTCGATGACAGAGGACCTGGCGCTCATCGCCGACGCGCTGGAATCGAAGAAGGAGCCGAAGCCATGAACCTATTTCTCGCAGGAGTCGCAGTGGGCGCGATCGGTATCCCCGCCCTCATATTTGGCCTGCTCTACCGGGGCTACAAGATGCAACCGGAGCCCGGCCCAGTGCCGTATGAGCAGCGGGCGAAGTGGGAGTAACGGGACTGCCGGATGATGAGGATGTGCGCCCTGAGCGGCGCGGAATGGAGGAGTAGGTGAAAGTGATTTTCTTGGATTTCGATGGCCCAATAATTCCGATCATGTCGCACAAAGCGCCGCGCGTTAGTGGCAAGGGAGCGCAGGCGTGGCCATCGTGCGTTGCCGCTCTAAACCGCGTCACCGAGGCCACGGGAGCGGTAATAGTGGTTAGCAGTACATGGCGGGCAGATGGTCTAACCCGGACGCGCGAACGGCTCAAGAATTGGAGCGTTACCGCAGACTGTATTGCCCTAACTCCGTATCTTGACCGCAAGACTGAAAGCGGTCTTTGGGCGGCTGTCCCGCGCGGCCTTGAGATTCAAAAATGGCTCGATGAGTATGAGCGCGATGTAGTAGAAGCATTCGTGATTATCGACGATGACAAAGATATGGAGCACCTGCTACCGCGCCTCATCCATACACCGTTCGAGATTGGGCTCACGGAGCAGGACGCAGATACCGCCGTTGCAATGTTATCGGAGCCGCGCCCATGACCAAACGCAAGCCATTCAAGGACCGCTACGTGTCACGCGTGGAGCACGAGCGC